AGTGGTATTGTCGGCCTCGTCGATGATGATAACCTTGTGTCTCGACTGACTTGTGAGAGATACGGTAGACGCAAAGCTCTTGGCACTATTCCGAACTGTATCAAGAAACCTTCCCTCATCGCTTCCATTAATGACATAGTAATCTACTCCTAGTTCTTTACATAATGATTTAGCAACTGTGGTCTTGCCAATACCAGCAGTACCACACAAAAGGAGATTAGGTATCTCTCCATTGTTAACAAAAGATTGGAATGTACTCTTAATATCGGATGGTAGAATACACTCCTCAATAGTTTGTGGGCGGTACTTCTCCACCCACAGAAAATCATCCTTCATACTTACTATCAGGCTCCAATGCTATGAGATACTCAAGGTGTCTATTCACATCTGTGAATAGAGATGCATTCTGCTTACTAATAGTAACATGATAATCACCAGGTAACAACTTCAAATTTTCAACTTTAAAGTTGAAGCAGAAGCTAGCACTAGTAGCACCAACAGTAACAGCATAACTGTTTGATGTATGGTTCTTCTTATCACGTACTACCAGTTTGATAGTCTCACCATCACCAACAACTGCTAGATCTTCTATCTGATAGATACCAGCAGCTTTAATTACATTAGATATATCATTCCACCCTACACTGAAGGAAACATCCTCACTAGGAAGTTCCACTCTATTCTCTGGTGGAGTAACAATGGTTGAAGGATCAGCAAAGAAGTACTTTGAACTATTACGCTTATCCTGTATAGTTACAAAACTATCATTGGAGAAATCAAACTCAGGGTTGTCGAATAATGTAAGTCCATTAAGAAATTCACTCAAGTCATAGATAGCAAATTCTCTAGGAAACTCTTCCTCTACAACAGATCGTGCAAGAATGTTCTTCTGGATAGAGAGTGTTGATAACTCTGTACCCTTCTTGAAGCAAATTGACTGATTAATATTAGAGTAGTTCTTCAGAATGTCAAGTGTGCTTTTAGAAAGTTTCATAAGGTTGAGAAATCTCCTGTGGTTTAGATGTAAAATGATATAATAGCACACAATAGTGTATTGCCTTTAGAATATCATCTTTGGGGCGACCCTTCTTGTCATAACGACTTAGATACTTAATGGCATTAGATCTACAGAATGCTTCTGCATCACCAACTGATTCAATAAGATCAAGTGTTTGGATATTAGATCCTTCATTAGTGTAGTGAGCATTATATGTGCTACTGATATACTCAGAAGCTTTCTGAAGGATTTGATCCTCCTCATACTTACATCTAACTGTTGGATTTTCAATACCTGCAGGGGCCTCAGGTTTGATAGTAACATCCTTACCGACTTTAGGATCGTATATACTATAGACCCCATTATTATTCAGAACTCTAGGATCAGTATCGAAAGAAATATGATCTTCTCCCATACCACCCTTGACTGCTGAGTTAGCAAAGTCAATGCTAAAATCGTCTGCTGCTTGCCCAACAGAAAGCGTATCGTTTTCATTCACCATAGGATAATCCTCATCAAGGGTTCCATCCAAGACAGAACCCAATAAACTCCATGCATTAACCATATTATACCTCGAAGTCCACGTCTGCGTCAACCTTATCGTAAAGTTCTTGGAAGGCTTGCTTGGTCTCTTCATCAAAACGAGAGATACAAGTAGTAATTGCCTTGGCACGATTACCAAAGATTTGGTATGCTCTTACGATATGAACTAGTCTACGTGTACTGATAATTTCATCCACTCCACCATCAAAGAAAGTCTTACGGATGATATCTGCCCAGTCAACTAGACGCTTATTAAAGTCCTTCTCTTCAGGGTTAACAAGATCAAGGATCTTCTGCTCATTAGAAGGTGTAGGATACTGCTGCTCAAAAGTTACAGGGAACCTTTCAAGGAATGCTTCATTCAATACGTTAGTACCTACGAAACGTCCATCCTCAGAACCCTTACCCTTAGTATTAGCAGTAGCAACTACAGTAAATCCTTTAGCAGGTTGAATGTACTTACCAATCTTCTTAAGAAATACACCCTTACCCTCTAGGATGCTCTGTAAGCAAAGTATTTTATTAGAAGCAAGGTCAATCTCATCGAGGAGCAAGACGGCACCACGCTCTAATGCTTCTACCACAGGACCATTGTGCCAAACAGTGTTCCCATCAACAAGACGGAAACCACCAATAAGATCATCCTCATCTGTTTCAATTGAAATGTTTACTCTGATAAGTTCTCTGCCCGACTGAGCACATGCTTGCTCTACAGAGAAAGTCTTACCATTACCAGACAGTCCAGTTATGAATGCTGGATAAAATATTTTAGACTGGATAATCTTTTTGACATCATTGAAGTTACCAAACTTCACAAAAGTAGGGTCAGCAGTTGGGATCAAATCCTGCTCTACATTAGGTAGAACAGTAGGACCAGCAATTGCTTTCTCTAGGATCTCACGTCCTTCCTCTACGGTAAGGTTCCAAGATCCACGCTTAACTTGATATGATTTTAACTTACGTGCTACCGTGGGATAACCTACACCACGAGAATTAGCAAACTTCTTAACATGAGAGGCATCTATCTCACTGCCGTATTCTGAACGAAGTTCGTCAATGAAGTTGACTGATAGTTTTCTCTCGAAAGGCATAATAAAAAGATCAATTTGTGTATGTACGTAGTATAGCAAATAAAAACCCCCTGTTAAGGGGGTGTGTGACAGTTTCTCAACTGGTTTATGATATTCTTTCTATGAACGAAGTGAGTATCTTTTTGTTCATAGACTTAGACTTAAGTGACTTAGCAAAAGCTCTTTTGATCTGAGTTTTGTTTGCACCATCTTCAACTTCAAACTCAGTATCATTAGAGAGTGCACCCACTGCCATAGCATACTGTACTGTGTATGCACTTGATAAGCATATGAAAGACTTAGTTTTTCTCCACTCCTTATCAGCACGATCCCATGCATCCATATCAAATCCTAAGCAGAGACGCTTGAACCTATTCCAGTCTGATCCATTGATAAGACGGATGTTCATGAACTCACACTCAGGGAAACGATCACGTAACTGTCTAATAAATGTATTAGTCATGTCATAGTGACCACCTTCAAATGCATAGGTCTTACCAGTTTGACGATCACGTAAAACAGTGTCACCCTCACCAAGTCGTCCATTAATAACAACTTCCTCACCAGTTCTATAATGCTTAACCTTCTTACCATATCCTATTTGATATCCTTCACCATCAGTTAGGTTAATAACATGAACCTTTTGAGCACCAGTACGTGATTTAAACTCAGGAATGATTTCATTTAAAGCAACCATTGCTTCAGATAATGGTGTTCCACCCAAACTCATATCGTAAGGACCACCAACACCACCCTGATGGAAAGCACATGCTAAACGATATAAGTTCTTACACTGTCTCTCGTGAGCACGATTATTACTTCTGCTAGTTAGTAAGTTAACCATATTAAAGTTATGGCAAATTACTTTATTCTCCATAGATAGATCTTCATTAAATCTTTGATCTCTCTTACTATAAGAATCAGTGAAAGAATATACATCATAATCAATACCAACCTTACGGCAGAATGATACTAATGTAAGTACCTGCTTGATAGTTGCTTCAATACAATTGCTCATAGAACCTGACCAGTCTACATTAAAGATTAGACCGTGGTTCTTACCCTCAGGAATAGTACTTATTTTTCTGAAAAGATCTTCGTTATATTTGTAAGTGTGAAGCTTCGTTGTATCGAGAACCCCAGTGCGATTAACAGTAGTACGAGCATAACTGTCAGCTGCTTTCTTACACTCAAACTCCTTAACCAAATAGTTGACTTCCTTAGCGATTGAAGTTTTGAATTTAGAATAGTTAGCATCAATCTCCTTTAAATTACGAGCGTGTGCTCTAGCTAGCATCAAATCATACTCATCAGCATAATCTTGCTGTTGATCTATGACTTCCTTTTGACTGTAATACTTATTAAGATTATCAGAAACTTCTTTATTACTTATAAAAACATCCTTACCTACAGTCTTTGCTAACTCAATGTACCTAATTTCAGGTGCACCATGATTAACAAGATCTCTTAACTTCTGTTCTGATATCTCAGAAGTTTTTACTGTAGGCTTATGTTCCTGAGGACCATCACCACGACCTGCTTCAGTACCACCAGCGATCTCCTCTTGTGGACTCTCTTGCTGTTCAAGATGATCATCTAAATGATCCTGTGCTTCAGTCTGTTGTGGTGGTACTGGTTCCTGATCCTCATCCTCAATATCAGTACCACCAGAATTAACTGGTAAAGGTAACTTCTGATCAATAGGTTCTTCAGACTTCTTATTCTTTAACTCCTCTGTGCAATAAGCATAGATCTTCTTAGCAAGAGCAACAACATCATCAAATGTTTCTAACTTATCTGCTTCATCAAGGAATACTTTCTCATCTTCACTGAAAGGAACATCAGTGAAATTACCAATCTTATACTGTACGTTTAATCTATCTGCAAGATTGAACTCATTTATATCATTCTGTTCTACACCAAAGAAATCCTCTTCAGCAAGGATACCATACCCTTTAAAGAAGGTCTTAGGAAGTCCCTCGTACCTACGCTTAATTAATTTCTCAATACGAATGTCTTCACATACGTTAACGAAAGTCATAGGAACCTCAGATTCCCATGACCAATCATCAGGAGTGTAAAGTGCATGACCAACTTCATGAGCGATCAAGGAATCGATTACAGCACTCTGCTTATGCTCCCACTGAGGAAGGGTCAGTACCCTACGTCCTACATCAAATTGTGCTGTGTCTACCTTGCGATGCTCAACGATGAGATCTTCTTGAGCAAGGAGTTTAGCAAGTGATTCCTTTACTAAATTCATTAAGTTCCTTATGTATGTACACAGTATAAGACCCCCGATGGTGGTCGGAGGTCTTTAGTAGACACTTTATCAACTGTCTACGTCTGGCTCTCGCTTGTCGGAGTGCCTGTGGTTTCAGATGGCGTTTCTTTTCCTTTTTGGAATGATGCTGCCAGTTGGGAACTTTCATGGAGCTTCTCCAGTGCGGCTAGTACTTCAGGGGTCTCCTCCCACGACCATTCCTGATTGTGCTGAGGGTTCTTCTTCTCGATTGTATGTGTCCTTGTGGTCATACGGTACGTGCTAGTACATACCATAATACACCACCAGTGACCAATGTGTCAACCAGTACTAGGGTAATATTTATGAGCATTAGAGAACTACTCCGAAAACTATTGAATACCTATACACGTATTCCTGTGTTGAACTCAACCCCCTATGGGGTAAATGGGAAGGGAAAATAATAATTCTACCAGGAACATAATCATGTTCTTCTAGCATCTCAGTCTTATCCTCATTGAAGATTTGAAACTTACCACCCCAATCATCCTTCCATATTGGATTGGGCATTACCATTATAGTATGACCAGACCTATCTGTGGGACCATTAGAATCTATATGTAATGATCCGTCACATCCAGAGTGTTGTAGATTGACATCTATCCTCTGAAGATAGACCTGCCTACTGTCAACATTCTTCAATCTACACAAGAACTCAAACATTTTAAAAAATGTAGGAGCATTGTCATTATCCATATATGCTATGATATTTGGATGGAACCTAGTGAAGATTGAAGAACCAAATAACCTATGACTTCCTGACTGATGATAAGGCCATGAGTGCGAGTTCGCAACGTTACATGCCCTATACCTTAACTTACCTTGAAGAACATCAAATACTTCATGTAAATACTTTGGATCAAATTTATCATCATATACTTCACAGATCATTAGCCAGCACTATCTTTCCTAAAGGTGACTGATGCACCATCTCCTAGGTTTGCAGTCCATGTTGTATTAGCATGGAAATGCTCAAGAACATGATCTAACTTATGATTAAGAGAATCTAACTTAGCAAGGATGTCAAGTCTATCTTGTCTTGACCAATCATGATCAACATAACTTTGATGATGCAATCCACCATTAGGTGAAGTACCATAGTTCATCTTAGGTTTAGTTGGATTTTCTCCCAAACCAGATTCATATAGATGCTGCTGATCCTCAGGTACATCAGCACCTTGGACCTCCTCAGGAATAAGTCCTGGACCTCCATCTGATATATCGTTTCCTGGAATTGCAGAACCACCAGATCCTCCATGAGGAACAAAGTTACCTGCTATACCGCCTGAATAAGTCATAGTTTTCTTTTAAGTAATTTATTTATTCTTCCCTAGTAATAACTGAGAAGTTTTGTTTCTTTTCAACACGTAGTGTTGATGCAAATTTATCCTGTAAGGATTCTGTCTTATGAGAGATGACAAATACATTTGTATTGTCAGCAACAGTATGCAAGATCTTCAGAAAATCATCAGTACCTGATACATCAAGACTACTATCAAAGATCTCATCCAGTATCAATAGATTAGTATTAGCACTGTTCTTCATCTTAGCAATAGTTCTCCATGTAAACAGGAGTGCTAAATCAATCCTCATCTTCTCTCCTTCAGAGAAGGAAGGGTATGAAAACTCATCCCTGAACCTAGACTTGATAGTCTCCTCAAAGTTCTCATCCAACTCAAAGGACACATAGAAGTCCAACTCCTTAAGGTACCTGTTGATCAACTGGTTCATAACAGGAAGGTACTTCTTAATAATACCTGCCTTGATACCAGTATCCATCAACATATTAGAAACAACATCAAGGTTGTCCCGCGTTTTTTTATTTGTTGTTAATTCTTTATCTACAATTATACCATCTCTGGCCATAGCCTTTAACTTCTCTTTCTCACCCTTAATATTATGACCATTACCTGTAGAGATCTTATCCTCTATCTTTTTAATTTCTTTCTTCTTCCACTGGATCTCCTTATTACAATTACTGATCCTCTCATTAATTTCTCTTAGTTCATTAAGAACAATATTTTTCTCAGCTAACTTCTCCAGAAGAATATCAACCTTCTGATTAAGTGCAATCGATGCATCATCCAACTCTCTCAATGAGACAGTGATCTCAGCCTTCTTAGTAGCCTTTAATTCCCCTGTAATAGGTTGCTTACATGTAGGACAATTATCATTCTTCTCAAAAAACTTATACTCTTTATTGAATGCCTTCTTCTTATCCTCAAACTTAGATTTATATACAATAAGTTGAGTATGATCTTGATCTAAATTACCATAAGCTTCAATACTCTTCTGCTTAGATGTAGTCTCATCTAATCCACGAGCAACATCATCCATAGAACTAGAGATCTCTTCTTCAAGTTCCTTGATCTCTTCTCTACGTCTAGTATTATTTGCAGCAGATTGTTCTTCAAGATTAGCAATAAGGCTTTGCTGCATCTCAACCTTATTCCTTGCTAAGTCTACCTTATACTCACACTCTGTAATAGTCTGTCGAACACCCTTAACCTTCTCCTTAAGAAGTTTGTTCATAGTAGAGAAGATACGAATATCTAAAAGATCTTCAATAACTTCTCTACGATTGATCGGTGTTAATTGCATAAAGGGAACAAACGTAGAAGATCCCAAGATGACTACCTGCGTAAACGACTTGTAGTTTAATCTTAGGATACTTTGTTCCAAGTACTTCTGCTGTTCTGCAGAAGCCGCTTCTTCTTTAAGCTTTTCCCCATTGAGATAGACTTCAAACACCAATGGTTTAATACCACGGCGCACCATATAGTCACGTGAACCAATACTAAATTCTACCTCAACCAAACACTCTCGTTCGTTAACAGCGTTAACTAATTGCGGCTTATTAATTTTACGAAAGGGTTTGTTGAATAGTGCAAAGCACATAGCGTCCAGAAAAGTGGACTTGCCAGCACCATTAGACCCAACGATCAGAGTAGCAGGACTTGTATTTAAATTGATCTCACTGAATGCATTGCCCGTTGATAAAAAGTTTTTCCAACGGACGGATTTAAAAATGATCATT